TTAAGAAACTTCTTGAACTAACAACTTCTCCAAATGAACATGAAGCCAAGCTTGCAATGGATCAAGCAAAGCGATTAATGGCAAAATATTCAGTTCAGTTTACAGATCTTTCCGAAGATGAGATAAAAGATTCTATAACTAGAGAATATTATTGGAACGACAACGCGTTTTCAAAACAAGGGGTTTTTGAACAAATACCGGAAATTATAAATACAATCGCTCCAATATTTGGTGTGCAATGTCTTATCTATACCCGCGCTCAACGTAAAGGATATCATATCTCTAAAGATCGTCAGTTTGAGTTAATTGGATTCCCTGCTAATATTACAGTTGCAAAGTTTGCCCTAGACTCTATCCTTGCCCAAGGTATTCTAGAAGCCCGTGCTAAATATAAACAATACCGTACTGTAACTTTTGGAATGAGTTTCTGGTCAGGATTTAAAATAGGACTCTACGAGAAATTTGGTACTCAGTCTAACCATACAGAAGAGACTGGACTAGCCGTTTATGATAAAGTCAGGGCGTTCGTAAAATCATTATCTACTGGAACATTAAACGAAAATACTTCATTTGACGGTGTTGCATATACAAGCGGATATAATGCAGGACTGGAAGCTGAATTAAGAAAAGGATTAGAATCTTCAGGATCAAATGGAAAGCTTCTCTCAAATGAGAATAAGATTTTATGACTAATGAATTATGGGTCGCAGTAATATCGACAAGTGGATCAGTTATTGTAGGAATTGCAGGATTATTAGTAACTGGAAATCAAATATCTAAAAGAATTGACAGAATAGAACATAAGTTAGATATCATAGAAGCAAACCTTAAACAATTCTATAAAGATATTATTCAAATAAAACAGAAAATTGGACTAGACTGATTGAGAGACCTTATGAATAATACAGAGAAAATGTTAAGTGTCAAGAAATCTCATTTGAGAGAAGATCTCATAACTCTAAATAGTACATGTCTAGCATTAATGAGTCAGATCAGAATGACTATTAATGATATAGATGAGATTTATTAGATCTTATCTTCTACAGATCTTTCAGATCAAGAGAAATCTAAAATTGAATAGGCCTGCGGCCAATGAAATTAAAGCCATTCGTTAATATTAAATTAACTTTGGAAGAACATAAACTCTTATTCGAGTTATTGATTAGGCTTTCTAAAATAGCGATAATAACTAAAGACAGATCACTAAGATCAGACACATTAACTATTATTCGGGCGATTAATAAACGCCGAACAAAAGAATATCTAAATGATACTTCAGATCCAAAAGATTAATAAAATATGAGCACAAATTTCCAATTAATTAAATCTAACGGAAGATTCTGTCTTGAATTAAACTCTCATTCTTTAAGCGCGTTTCAAAGATGCGAAAGGGAATTCGATCTAACAAATCTAAAGTTAATGGCGGATCGACGAGAATATTATCCGTTTAAAAGAGGAGCCGGAATCTCTCATGTTCTAGGAATATGGTATCTTGCGAAACAAAAGAATTATTCTCTCAAACGCCTAGAGAAACTCGAAGAATTCCTATTCAAGAAGATGATGAGATCTAGTCATTTCATTAACACCCGTTATAACGAAGATGATCGGCTTCATATTGCTTCTAGACTTATGGGCTATTTCAATAAATATCGTTGTGAGAAGAATATGGATATCATAGCAGTGGAAAAAGGTTTCTCTAAGGTCATATATGAAGATAAATTCCATCTATTCGTCTATTCCGGTAGACCGGATCTAGTTTGTAATTTCGGAGGAAATTTTGGTATAGGGGCGATGGATCATAAGTCAGAATCTCGAAAAAATGATATCGCAGATTTCAATAACCAGTTTGTTGGATATTCATGGTCATTAGGTGCAACAACTGGAATTACAAACTATATCGGATTACAAAAAGACGCGAAAGATAACGAAGTTCTCCGAAGAGAAGCATATACTTTTACACCTAATCAGATAGATAAATGGAAATCAGATACAATAGATTGGTATTACCGTATTACTCGATCAATCACTGGTAAAAAGTTTCTCCGATCGTGGAATTGTGAGAATAAATACGGTAAGTGTATGTACTATAATATTTGTACTTCTGGTACAGTGGCAGAAGAAAAGATGAAGCTGGATAGAGATTTCATAAAACTTGATAAGCCTTATAGAAGTTGGTAATGTCTCTTTGAGACAAATAGAGAGGAGAAGAACCATGCCCGGCGTAAAACACGTACATTGTTATGAAAGGGTTAGTAAAAAACCAAATCTCTATAGATGTATACATCCAGACTGTAGCCATTATAGAGATAAGTCTTTACTAAAGGGAAAAAGAGCTGTATGTGTTTGCGGAAAAGAATATTTTCTGACTTCTAAATCATTAAAGCTCAAGAATCCGCATTGTGAAAATTGTGTATTGAGATCTGGATCTATAGATTATAACCCTGCGCGGATCGAAGAAATTCTAAATAATGCAATTCCAGTAAATGATCTATCCAACTTTAATGGTAAACACGAAAGAATTAAACCATTAACGGCAGCTCAGCTCGCCCCTGTTAATGATATAGATGAGATTACTGAAGAGAAAATATCTAAAGCTGAATTCCTCTCACTAATAGATACATTGGGAGAGGAGTCGGAGACTCAGGAGAATTAAAATGGAAATAGACGAAAAGTTAATTGATAAAGAAATATTACATGTCCAAGGTATAGTCGCAGTTAGAAATGGCCTACCTTATATTGTATTGAGTAAAACCATAAAAGGTAAGGAAGAAAGAATAACTCAATTATCAGTAGCGGCAGCTAGAAATTTTGTTAATGATATACTGACTATGTGTGCAAGAACAGAAGCAGATGCTATGATATTTAAATTTTTTGAAAAAGAAGAATTTCCTCAAAATGTCCTAGCCGCGTTAATGAATGGATTTAGAGAATTTCGACATGAACTTGATAATGAATTTATAGAAAAAACAGTTTCAGAGCCTACAATTGATAATATTGGAAAAGTTAATCCAAAGAAAACGAATTAGTTAAGGACTAATATGACATATAAAGAAGAATTGAAATGGTTAAAAGAGATAGTTGATGGACATGGAATAGATATAGCTAAACTATCTGAAAATATAAATACATTAATGAGAGTAGTAGCTTCTCAAGAACTAAGATTAAGAACGTTCGAGAAGAAAAATCTAGGTAATCCTAATGGAGAAGGTGAATAATTCTGAGTCGGAGACTCAATGAAACTCTCAGATCAAGTTATAGGAATTGAACTAAATATACTTGAACATTGTGATAGTACTTCTCAAAAGATAAGTTATATCCAAGAGATGATTCATAATGCAGGTGATTTTAACAGGCGTTTGCCAGAGTTAATGTTGAAGATTGTAGAAGAAAATAATAGTTGGGCGCCGTTTACTATAGGATTTATCACGGCATTAAAAATTGTAGCTGAACAAGAGAAGATTAATCAAGAAGATGAACTGGAAAGAATATTTACCTTAAAATGAGCCATAATTTAGTAATTAGACAAGTCATTTTAGCTAAATGGTACAAGATTACTCAATTGTATGCAATAACTTTAAATTGTGGACATGAATTAGAGTGTTCAGAAGCAGCACTTTCTGGTAAAATGATTTGTTTAGAATGCTATAAAGACACATTAAAATAAAGGAATATGATGAAATTAAATGACCGCCTTCAGAGTAATATTCGTTGGATTTGTCCTATGGGACGCGTTTTGGATATTTCAAATTTTGAAATTAGCTATTGAGATATTATTCAATTAGCTTTATGAATGAACATCAGTATTACACAATAATTGCAATTCCACTTGTTGGAATCCTAATGAATGCGGCTCTCTTCATCTATCTAGGAAGCCGAATTGATAAGTTAATCGAATATGTTCAAGGAATTGATAGAAAAGTAGCTGCTCTTGAAGAAAAGGCAAGGGTGAGTTAACTATGAAATATAAAGTAAAAGCAAACGAATCTCTACTAAATGCATTCAATGACCTAGCCTATGGATTTAAGGCTCTAGGATCTATTATTCAGAATGATATTGAACTGAATGATGAAGATATATACAAATGGGTATATCAATCTGGTTCACTCATAAACGATATGAAAACTCTAATCAGACAAACTGAGAATTTCATTCTTGGAAGTTGTGAAGAATAGAATGCTTCGCATCAAAGGAGACTCGAAGAGTCCATGCCAAACTTAGGTGATTCAAGAAAGTCAGATGAAGGATTAAGAGTATTATGTCTAGGCAAGGATGGTTCTGGTAAATCTACAGCTATAGCATCATTCGCAGATGCACAACATCCAATGTATATCTTTGATATAGATCACAGAATAAATGGAATTCGTGGATCTAATTGGTTAACTCAAACTAGTCTGCCGTATATAGATTATGACCAATATGATGCAGCAGACGGATTCAAAGTAATTTTTGCTAAATTTCAAGAATTCGAGGCTAAGAATAAAAAGAAAGAACTCAAATACAAAAATATAGTAATTGACGGAGTTAGTTCTCTCCTCTATATGTTCTATCAAGACTCATTAGAATTGAAAAAGGCGGCTAATGAGAAAGGAATTAGAAAAAGAGGTATTCTTGAATTCTTAAATCCAGATGATTATATGTATGGATCTCGTGCATTAAGAATGTTCTTCTATGATTTCTTTCCTGAATTTCCTAAAGTCAATTTCTTTATGACAGGTTGGACAACTGATAGATATGGAAAAGATCCAGCCGCGGAAAATGCATATGCTCCTGATATTCTATTACCGGGTCAAAAACTATTATCAACTGGTAAAACAGCAGTAGAAATTCCAGGATATTTCGATGAAGTATGGCAATTCGATAAAGAAGAGACAGCAATGACGAATAGTCCAACTAAATTTTCTGTCACTTTTAAATCCGTAATTGCCAAAACTACATTTCCAGAACTTAACAAAGCAAGAAGGATCGATATTACAGAAAAATCATTCAAAGTTGAACTCGATAGACTTTTGAAATTAGAATCTTCTGTGAAAGAGAAAGTTTCATGAACCTAGAAGAATCAATCACAAAATTAAATGAAGCAATTACTGAGTATGTAAAGTCTAGCTCAGTATCAAATCGAATGACACAAGATGCAATTACAAATTTAGCAGAGACAGTTGAGAAGTTTGCTATCTCTGCTGAAATAAGAATGAAGATTCTAGAACAGAATATGGATGCTCTGATAAAGCTAATAACATCACAGCATTCAAATGGTAAGTAAATTTTAACCGTCCTTGGTATGACGTTAAACTGCCTTAATTTAAAAACTGAATTAGAAAAGAAAAGGAAAAAGAATAGAATGCCCGTAATTAATATTACGCAAGAAATGATGGACCATTCCAAGGAACCAGAAGCAGGATGGTCACTTGCAATTCTGAATGCTATAAATGAAGCTCCAGCTGCAAGTGGAGGAAATTCAGTTAATTTCTTCTTTGAATTTAAGCTTCTGAATGGTCCCGGAAAAGAAGAGACTAATCGTGGTAGATTTAAAACCACATTTTTCAATAACAAAGCTTTAGGTTTAGTTCCCGGATCTAAGGGCGTTCCAGATGTTAAAGATAAATTGATTAACATGGTCGCCTCTTTGCAAGGAATCCGTAAATCTGAACTTTCGCCTGATCAGTATGATCTTGATAAACTAGTTGGGAAGGAATGTTTCATTAAGATTGAAGCATCAGTTGATGGCACTGGAAAGCTAATCAGTGTTGTTACTGATTTTTCAAGTACGAATGATGATGTTCCATTCTAGCCTTCGGCTAAATTAACAAACGGGGGCTGAAATATGCCCCTTTCTTATTCATAAAAAGGATAAGAATCAATTCTTCTTTAAGAAGTAACCAGTTACACTAATTAGCTGGCCCCAGTTAATCTAGGAGTCTTTATGTTCTGGTTACTTCTTATTTTTTGTACTTTAGTTTTAGGACAAAACCAAATTGATCCATTCAAAACGGCTCAAACAGATAAACTAAATAAATCTCAGATCTTGATATTAGCAAGCAAGAATTCAGAATTAAGCGTTAGTGAAATGATTTGCGAGGTTAATGACTTTCTTGGAAAAGATACAAGAACTCTAAGTTGTGGACTTAGTGGTAATCTTAACTATTATTCTGGCTTACTCAAGATAGTATTCACAGATAAAACCACAACTGAAAAACAAGTTATAGTGGAACAAGTAATCAATAATGGAGTAATCACTCCTTGGGGAAGTGCCGCGATGGGAATATATAACTATAAAGATATAGATCACGTTGAATTTATAGCAGACGGGGCTAAAGCAATTTGGGAAAATACTCAAGCAGCGCGAGATGTATTATCAGGAACTTATGATTATCCCAAAGCTGATACATACCCGCCGCCTGTTAAAATTGCAGAGATGATATGTCATATAAGTGAAATACTTGTAGGGAAAGATCAGAATACACTAACGGCTCCAAGTTATATAGTTACTTGTGGAATTGCAGGAAGTCAGAAATTTTATTCAGGAAAGATTGCAGTCTGGTGGCATACATTTGCATCTAGAATTCCAGAGAAAGGAGATACTCCGAATATTCCCCAGAAGTTATCAACCGCCGTTAATGCGAATCATCTCCAGCATGTAACATTAGCCCATGATGTTTCAGGCGCGGCATTTGCATATTGGGGAATTACTAGTTTTATTTTGCAATTAGAAGAGAGAAAGTCATTTGATCGCTTTAATTTCTATCTAGATTCAGAAGAATTCAGTTGGACACAAGAAACTACTCCGATATATGGAATGACTAGGAGCAGTCAGAAATGGTATTGTAAGTTCTACAGGAAGTTATTTCATAAGAAAGACTATTATCTTCATTGAGTCGAAGACTCCGGCCTAAAACATCAGGCACTTCATAAAATGAAAGGCAAATCCTAAGACCAAATTTCGTGTAGGTTTAAAGTAGGAGGAATCTCAGATAGAAGCATAAATTCAAAACCGTCCGTAATTCAGAGGGGAAGTTCCAATTGAATTTCTCCTTCTGAAAATTTACTCCACAGAAAATAAAGGAGAGCGTTTCGCTCATGTTCAACACTACAGAATTGAAAAAGATTTGGACTGGAAAGACTTTTCATTGGTCCACTAAAGTTAGATTACTAGAGAGATATCATAACACGCAAAAATCAGAGAATTTATCTTGGTCTGAAGATAAAACTGCATATGCACTAAACATATCTCAACCATCAGTCTGGCAAGGTTTAAGACTTGCAGCTATGATTAGAAAGTTTCCAACTCTAGCCAAAATTCCAAATAAGTGGGACGTTGTTGATTTAATTCAGGCCCATTCCGGCCGCCCTGTTAGTGAATTAAGAAAAATAATTAAAGTTATTAGCATTAAATATAAAAGCAATGAACATTATAATCGCTTAAGACGAGAATTAATCACAGAAGGAATTGATCCAGATGATACCATCGAACGAGATGATGATCGTAGAGAGAAAATTGAATTCATTGACACTGTTGCTGGAGAATCTTAAGAATTACCAGCCGACTTTCGTTGGGAAAATAGAAGCAGAAAAGCTTGAACATTGGCATCAAACGATAAAAGAAGATGTTCATTTCGTTATTAACTATTATGTGAGGCAGAATCATTAAAGAAAAATGATCGATCATCAACTGATAAACAATTGGGGACCAGCAGTTATTGTATGTATAACTATTCTAATTGGATTATTCTACAATAATCAACGGATAACTGATCTTAGAAACGATTTGAAAATTCATTTAGATCAGATATACAAGAAGTTTGATAAACTTGAATCCAGATTAGATAAGATAGAAAATGATATAACTGAATTCTACAGAATTTTGAGGGAGAAATGAGACTTGATGTTGAATTAACTCTAGATGAATCAGTCTTATTGCTAGTATTATTAACACACGGCGTCGAGCATATTCTGGAAAATAAACCAGAAAAAGCAGATGAAACAATTCTTCTTTTGCAGAAGCTTACAAAATTACCGTAGAGGAAATCAATGATCGATAAAGATGAAATAGTCAGAGGGCATGGGCCAGAAGTATCTCCAATAATGATTATAACTGATTATCCTACTGGAGATGAATGTAAAGCTAAAAGAACATGTGCCGGCCCAAGTGGTGAGTTAATTGATTCATTTTTCAAGTCAAATAAGTATTCGAGTTCAAGATGTTATAAGACTACATATATCAAATGCCCTCTCGTTGGCTACAATTCAAAAAATAAGAAAAAGTCAAGAGAAACTCTCGAACAGGCGCGCGCCGAAGCTAATTGGGATCAAGTTCTTAATGAAGAAATCCGACTAATAGGGCCAAATGTTATAATCGCCGTTGGTGAATTAGCTCTGAATTACTTAACAGGAGAGAAGAATATAAATAAATTTAGAGGTTCGATTTTGCCGTTAGCTCCAAATATTCGGAGTCATATCGGACTAAACAAACATATCAGAGTTATCCCAATTCTGCATCCTAGAGATATATTCGTACAGCCGATCACTCGATCATACACAACCCTTGACATTGGACGCGCAATCAAGCATATTGGTAATACAGGAGAGATTACAGAACCAGGAGTCCTATGGATAGCACGTACCACAGAAGCACTCATTGAATATTGGAAAAGAGCAAGGCACGGAGCCTATTTAGTTACTGACATAGAAACTCAATATAATTTTCCCACTTGTGCATCACTTTGTACAGATGGACATGAAGCTGTTAGTTTTCCTCTTTTTTCAAAAGAATTATCAGCAATGGAAAATGCCTGTATAATCAGAAAGTATGCAGAAATACTGAGAAGCGGAATACCAAAAGTAAATCAGAATATAAAGTATGATTGGACAGTGCTCGCGAGATTAGGCTTTCAAATAAATAATATCGTGGGCGATACAATGCTGGCCGCTAATGTAATTTATCCTGAATTACCAAAAGGACTTGACTTTCTAGCCAGCGTTTATACGGAGTATGCATATTACAAAGATGAAGGGAAAGATTACGATCCAAAGTTACACGATTTCGACCGCATGTTAATCTATAATGCGAAAGACTCAGTAGTATGTTGGAAAGTATGGCAAGCGCAACAACAAGAATTAGAGGAATTGAATCTAAAGAAGTTCTATTTCAATTTCGTCCAGCCGTTATTCTTCCATTACAAGAAAGTTGAGGAACGCGGAATTAGAATAGATGAACTACGGCGCGCGCAGTTAATTGATAAATATGAATCATTACTGGAAAAGAATGCAATTGAGATAAAACATGTATATGGGAAAGAACTTAACGTTAGATCGCCTAAACAAGTAGGCGTTTTCATATATGATTTTCTGAATTGTCCAATTCACACTCACTTCACACCAAACGGGAATGAGATCTACTCGACAGATGAAGATACAATCGTTAATATGTATCTCAACGAAATCAATGATGAGATAGTTCAACGAGTTCTGAAGCAAATAATATTATGCCGAAAGATAGAATCAACTTTAAATATTCTTGAAACGCCATATCATAATGATGCTCGAATGAGAACATCATATAACATAGCTGGAACAACAACAGGTAGAACTAGTACAGCACAATCTACGGGTTGGTATTTTGCTCTGGATAATGGAAAGGTAAAACAAATCTGTTTTGGTACTGCATTTCAGAAAATTCCAAAGCATGGGTTTGAATTTGAAGGCGAAAGATTTGGAACAGATATTCGAGAGATATTCATTCCGAGTGATGGTTATGAATTTTTTGCTTTCGACGGCGCCAATGCTGAAGGTAGAGTAGTTTGTATTCTCTCAGATGATAATACAACTTTAGATTATATCGAAGCAGGAAACAATATTCATAAATTAACCGCCAGTTGGATTTATCAAAAACCAGTAGATCGGATTCAGAAAGGATCAAGAGAATACGATATTGGAAAGATGGCGAGACATGCAGGTAATTTAGGTCAAAGTGGAGCAGGATTAAGTGTACAAGTTTATAAATCTGTCGCATTTTGCAATGATGTTATGAAGAAATTTCATTCAAACGTGCCGAATGTCCAGAACGTATTTCATTTGACAATCCAAAAGTTAATCCACAATAAACAGCCGTTGATAAATCCATTCGGTAGAAGGAGAGATTTCTTCTCACTTAGTAAACATAACAAACATGATGTCTATAAAGAGGCTTACTCCTATCTTCCACAAGGAACGGTTTCAGATCACTTTAAAACAATTGCATTAGATCTCGATCAACTTGCACCTTGGGCATTACATCTATTTGAGGCTCATGATGGATTAATGTATGAAATTCCAATCTCCCGAAGGTATGAATTTGCAGAATTAGTTCAGCGCGCCGCTGCTAGAGAAATTAGTTTTGAAACTTGTTCGATTCAGAGAGAAAGAAAACTTAAGATTCCAGTTGAAATGGAATATTCTGAGAATAATTGGAATGATATGATAGAATTAAAATATAAAGAGGAGAAAGTTGCATAATGAATCAGATAAACAATTGGGGTCCAGCTCTAATTGTAGTTTTAGCTATAACTATAGGAAATATATACAATAACCAGAGAATAACTGATCTAAAAAATGCTATAGATAAAAGATTTGAAGATCTATATCGCTATCTAGATGTAAAGTTTAAATCTCTAGAGGACCGGCTAACAAAATTAGAAGATCAGAAAACTGTAAAAGAAAGATAAGATAAACGCATGCTCAGAAACAATTTGAAGAGGAAGTTTGAACCAGAAATTAGATACAGTAACAATAACTATCCAATGATAAGATTGAATATTGACCAACAAACCGATGAAGTCCGGGATATTGAAAATTACATCCGTGATTTTGACCCAATCGCGGTTGTTGAATTACAGTCTCAGCAAGTTAGAAGATTATTGTATTTTGCAAAGAAAGGAATTAGATCGTACAAGGATTACAAAGCTAAAATGAATCCATCTCTCAACAATGAGATAAATCTGTCTGAAGGAGATGATTAGTGAATTTAGATCAATTCATAAAAGAAAGAAATGAAGCTCTAGTTAGCCTAGATGAAACTAAGATTCGAGCTTATGCAAAAAAATATGGTGCTGAAGTACCAGAAGATCCAGAAATATTCTGGGGAGGTGTGCATAAAGCAATAACCGCGCTTCCAAATATTCCTGAAAATATTAGAGAGAGAAGTGAAATCTGGTTAAAAGAGCATAATTCTAAGAGTTTTGGAGATATGATAAAGTAATGGATTATGCTATTGTTGCAAAATATAAAGACAAAGAAGTATATCTAATAGAAGAGGAAGGAAAGTGGTATGTCGCCATAGAATCAATCGCTCATAGATACTGGCTAACAGCTTTAACAAATATTCTCCGAGAAAACCCTGCCTATGAATTCACTACGCAGGATGATATTAAGGTCGAAATGAAAGATTTTGCTCCTATATTAGAGCAAATCAACCTATTGGTAAAATCACTTTAGGTTTTAGAAATAGCTTTAAATTTACTATTATGACTAGTCCAGTATTGCTAAAAGATGGACATAAATTTTATTGCAGAATATCTGCGTTTAACCGAAACAGCGGAATCACCAACTTCCTATTTAATGTGGGGAGCTATATCGTGCTTATCAGCTACTTTGCGGGATAATGTCTACTTCAGTATGATGGGCAGATACGAGAAGATCTACCCTAATATGTATATCCTGGTTTTAGGTGAAAGTGCTGTCAGAAAAGGAACTCCGTTTTTAGTGAATAAACGGATTCTGAGAGGAGAAAACGGTGTTAATAACACAAAAGTTATGACTGGTTCGGCAACAATGCAAGCAGTTCTGAGAAACCTTGCATTAACAGAAAATGGTCAACCAATGGGTGGATCAGGAATAATGATTGCCAGTGAAGCAGGAGGATTTTTCATTAACGACCCGCAGACTATCCCGATATTAACTGACATTTATGAATTTCACCAACTTTATGATAAGCATGTAATCTCATATGATATTCCACCAATCAAGAACTTATGCCTCTCAATGTTTGCAGGCACAAATGAAGTAATGTTCGAGAAAATGTTAGACCGAACGGCTAGAGAAGGTGGACTTCTGGGAAGATGTGTAGTAATTAAAGAATCAAAAAGAAGAAAGAAAGACTCCGGTTTTGAACTAGACGTTAAGTATCCCGAGGAAGAAGAATATCAGAATTTAGTTAAATACTTGAAGAAATTAGGTCAAATCAAAGGTCCGTTGAAATTGAGTAAAGATGCTAGAGATAGATATCACAGTTGGTATCACGATACAGAGATTGAAGAATTCAAAACAAAAACAGGTTATGAAGGTCGTATGGGGACTCATGTATTAAAGTTATCCACTGCATTATCAGCCGCCACTTTAGCTTTTGAATCTCGTGAAATCCAATTGCCGGAAATGGATATTGCGATCAATACTTGTATGAATCTATTAAGCCAGTACAAGAAGATGACTTATGGGACCGGGATAGCTCCTGATCAAGAATTCGGTGTTAAGATAACTTCTCAACTACTCCATGCCAAAGACTTCTATCTAACGCAAGCTAAACTATTGTGTGATCTGCACGGAGATCTAACTTTAGAGATTCTGAATAAGCAAGTGTTAGATCTAGAAGCGAAAGGATTTCTTCAAGTTAAGACTCAGAATGGACTTCCAGGATATCAATTAACAGAGAGATTTATCGAAATGTTCAAGAATAAGTATAGTCAGAGAGATAAAGGAAAAGGACATTCAGCAGACTAAAATGATTAAGCAAAAGATAATGACTGCGCTTCTTGATGCAAAGGATAATTACCTGACTCAGGTTAAATTACTTATCGCTTTGCATGGAGATCTAACTCTAGAAATTCTCAATAAACATATAGCTGACCTAGAATCCAAGGGGTTTTTGAGAGTTAAAACAATAAATGGTTTACCAGGATATGAATTAACAGAAGACTTTGTGAAACACTTAGAGATGTTTGAGAAAAAAGAAGCAATCAAGATCACAGACTGAAATGAATTATAAAACGGGAGTTAAGATCTAATACCCCACTGTAGAACATTAGCTCCCGTTTTTGCAAGTGCCAAAATTAAACCAAGGAATTCTCCTTTCGATTGAATTTTACTACTATGAAAATATTTTATGCACGAAATAGACCTATGTCTCCAATTACTGTTGACGATGAAGATTGGAATAGAGTTAAACAATACAATTGGTCGGTTACTATTGCTGGTAATATTGTAGCCAAAATAAAAGATAAGACTGTAGTACTTAGTCGATTTATACTAGATTGTGATCACTTAGATTTACAAGTGGATCATATCGATGGAAATAGATTTAATAATCAGAAATCTAATCTAAGATTATGTACATCAAGACAGAATATGATGAATCAAGGTTTAAGATCAGATAATACTTCTGTCTATAAAGGTGTCAGTTTCCATAAACCTGCCAATAAATACACAGCTAAAATAAACTTATTCGGAAAGAAAATGCATCTAGGCTACTTTAACTCTGCCGAAGCCGCGGCTAAAGAATATGATAGAATTGCTAAAATACATTATGGTGAATTTGCTTTTCTTAATTTTCCGAATTCGGAATAACTTTCCCTTGATCATTTACTGTTGATGGAATTTCTCTGCCATCTGGTGAGAGATAACTGACTTGTAAGCCTTTCATTAATCCAAGTAATGCAGCAGAACCTTGTTTAGCCAGAGGTGTTTTTGGATCGGCGGTTAATAAGCCAGTAGCTATTCTTGCCATTTTTGGATCATATGCCATTCTCTTAATGAATTGATTAACACCGCCCGCGCCAAGCAATAAAGATCCACCTGCAATTAGAGGTGTTGAACCATATTGTTTTCCTAAAGCTAAAGATCCTGCTCCAATAGCTAAATTTAATCCACCTCTTGCTAGCCACATTTTCAATGCAACATTAGCATTTTCAGAATGTGGTCCAATTATTGAAGCTCTCTCAAGTAATCTATTCAGGTTAGTTAAAGTCTGAGATGGAACAGCTTCCTTAGCAATATATTTTTGATCCCACAATAACTGTTTCATCTTTCCTGGATCAAATCTTTTACCTTCTGCATCCCAAGATTTATCAACAATATCATTTAGAAATAATTGTTTTAATGTTGCTCGATCATCTGTTACATCTCTGAATTGTCTTGTTTTTTGAGGATCTGATAATGCATCTTTCGCAATTGCTGTATATGTTTGTTCTGGATCTTTTCCCGCAATTCTTAACTCATCAGCCAGTTTAGAATTAAGTCTCTGACTCATTTTCGAGTAGTAATCTTGAGCTGCATTATAATCTTTATATGCCTGTGGTCCCCAACCTTTTACACCTTGATCAATATCGGTTTTGATAGTATCTCTTAATGCTTTTAAAGTTCCTTGTAATCTATTTTTAACTGTCTTATCAATATCACTTCCAAGAAATTCTTCAATGCCTTTTGTAACAGCTTTCAATTGATTAATTCCGGCGATTGGATTAGAAAAAGCCTGACCTGTTTGAGGATTAATTCCAGTTTGTATTTTTCTAATTTTATCTAATTCTGTTTTCAATTGAACTAATGGATAACCAGAACCTGCTCCAATATTAGCCGTATTTGCTAAACTTGGTCCTAATATTTCATCAACTTGATCACCAACTTTATTTGCAAACGCCATTGAATTATTAACTGGTATAGCTCCTTCAATTTTTACTGTTTCGTATTTTGGAACTTTAACCTGCTGACCTTGTGGTCCTAAAATTGGTGAGACAGTTTCTCCAACTTTGAATTGAGCATTTTGAGTATTTGCTGCTATATGAGGATCAAAATTCTGATATAATACTTTCGATTGACCTTTTTGCCCAGCTACATTAGTTGCTGCATTTGCTTGTGCAGTTTGGACAATATCCTCAGGGGCAAATATATGTCTATTTAACTGTTTTGCTATATAATCATCTTGAGATTTTACAAATTCTCGTTTTAATTCAGGTGAGAATACATTTTCACCAGTTCCGACTATTTTATTTACTTGACCTAATGTAATTGGAAAATTTGGATCAGATCGAACTGCATCAAGTTGATCTGTTGTTAGTTTACCTGGAAATAGCTTTTTAGTTAATAATTGACTCATCTCGCGCCGTGCTGATGGAAAAACTAATGAACTAGCACCTTTTGCTAATCCAGTTCCCATTAGATCAGTAGCTACATCTATTCCAATATCTCCAGCTACTTCACCAACACCACTTGGTTTATATTCACCTAAATATGATGGAGCTAATTGCTGAAATAATTTACCAATAACTGATCCAGCACCAGCACCAGCAGCACTTCCAATTGGTCCACCAACTACTCCACCTGCAACACCTCCACTAGCAGTTAAAGCAGAAGGAATAAATCTACCAACAGTATTGAAAAATGTATCAGCAGAGCTAGGAGCTTTTATAGTTGGTTCAGTTCCTGGTTTAGTTCTAAATACTGGATCAGATTTTTCAGCTTCTATTTGTTTAAGAATTTCATCTTCAGTTCCTTCATAAATCTTTCCTGTTCTTTTATCTCTAAATTTTGGCATTTTAACTCCTTAAGGAACTGGTTCCAAGTAATCTGGAAGTTTAGCTTTAGGTCGTTCTCTGATTCCGTACTCTTTTCTAATTGCTTCTTTCTGAACTGGGCTTATCTTTTCGCCTAAGATTGAATCAAACTTCTCATGATATACATCTATTGCTTGTTTAACTCTCCTACTATTCGCTGCTTTTCTTCCCTCTGAATCTCTAATTGAAGTAAATCCACCAGGAAGTATTTGTGGTATAGCACCTTTCAACCGATCAATATCTTTATCAGTAACCACACCTTTTTCACCTTTAGCCTCGCGGCCAAAAAGTACTAAATCTGCTTCAAGCTCTTGCTGCAATTGTTTTATTTTAGGATTAGTTGCTTGACCGACAATTCCACCTTCTTGCAGTAATGAATTCAATTCACCTAGCTTATTAATAAACCCGTCTAACGTTCTCAAACCTGTTAGTTTATCAGCTTCTTTTTGATTTATCATACGGACATTATTGGCCCGCATTGCTGTTTGTATTTTAAGTCCTGCATCACCTTTAGGAAAGGCTTGATTATCTACCGGTAATCTTCCAGTGAAGATATCATCTTTGTATGCATCTATTGCATCATTAATGGTTTGAGCTTTTTCTTCTTTAGTTGAATTTTTATTGGCTAATGTAGCTTGTGCTCGAATTGCAGCTACATCTCTTGCATTTATTCTATTCTTCTCATTTTCAACACTTTTCCAAAGTTGATCTGCTAATTGAATAGTTGCCCGACCTTTATTTTGAGCATCTATTCTTTCTAAAGAATATGGTTGTTTAGCCGCCTCTACTCCACCAGCTCTTTCAATTAGAGTAGGAGTTTTTGCTGTTTCAATTGCTCCAGCTTCATTAGCTTTAACTTGAGTTCTAGTTCCAGGTTTAGTAAACTGAGGTTGTCCACTTTCATCAATAACTATATCACCGTCTTGAATTCCTTTTGCAATTTTTAATTTTGTATCTAGAAGATGAGAATTAATTGTAGACCTATTCGCATCAATAGTTGAATCATGTAGTCGTTTAGTTTCTTCTAGATTACTCTCAAATCTTTTCCAATTTTGTTCAGCAGTTTTACGAGCTAATTCCAGTCTTTGTTGTTCTAATTCTCTTTGAGTGGTAAATCTCTCTTTTTCCTGCCGAATAGCAACGCCTTTCAGATAAGCATCGATTATATCTTTACCTGGATTATATAGATCAGCCACGGTTCACCTATCCTTCATCACCATAAGGATCATAACCATAACTCGGACCTGGAACTATTGGTTTTCTAGTTGGACTAAAAGCACCCTGCCCATACAAACCACCTAATGTAGTTCCTAGTGATGCTAAGCTTCCACCTAACATATTTCCACCGCCGGTTCCAGTACTTGTACTTCTAGTTGTACTTTGTCCAGTAACTCTTTGACCAACAGGTAATCCAGCAAAAAATCCGGTAGCATCTTTTAAATTCGCAGCCCGCCTTTGATCTTGCAACATCGGAATTGAATTCAGAAAGGAATTACCTTGATTATACCGATTTAAAAGATTAGAAGTAAATGCACTGGCGCCCGCTGTTGTTCCAAGTAATCCTTTACTGGCTAACATTGATTGAATCTGTTCGTTAGCCATATTTGATCCCTGATTGATCTGACCTATTCCTTGCTTTCTATAACCGCCGAAAAAATCTTCATCACTACCTAATCTATCAAGATAGTAATTCATGAGCGTATCTCTCATTAAGCCAGTTTTAGGATCATATTCCGGCGCAGTTAATCTATTCAGATCTTCTGTTTGAGTCTGCTCCATTGTTTGCTTTTTCTGGCGATTTCCAAAAAGCCCAGCTAAAGCAGAAATTCCAGACATTGCTAACGGAATACCAATTGCTGCCATTCTCTTCCTTTCTAATTCATCAGAGCAGAGTTATAACTGCATAATGCACAGATCCATCAGAAAATTTGATCTGAGCATTTAACCGATTTTGAGCTTGATCCAAAAACCAGCAAACACTAGAAGCTGGTTGTATAGCACCAGAAGGTGGTGTATTATTCGCTGTTATTACTAAATTGCCTGTTGATAATTCTACGGCTAATACATCAGCCGCCTTTTGATATGAGTAAATCCGATACATAGTTTCAGAATTTTCTTTCATACCAACGGCAGCTCGATTATTTCCGGATAATCCATCTAAAATTGTTAATGATCCAGCACCAGGTGTATGTCTAATTCTGACGAATCCATTAACATCTAATGCTTGGCTAGGAGTTATTCCGCCAATTCCAACTTTATTTGCTTTAACAGTATCAGATGCCGTCACATTAACCACGGTTATATTTCCAGTTGCAGTTACTGTTGTGAAATTGCCATTTGTAGCATTAACGTTTGTTGCATTAACATCGGTTGCTGTAACAGTAGCAGTAGTAAATGTATCTGCCTCTAGCTTTTCAGTCTTAATCCGCTTGAAAATATGCAGAAGATTATGTAATACTGATCCACCATCACCACTACGAATTGAATCAATTTCGTTATTAGTTGATACCGGCGTTGAATTTCTTTCTTCTCCTAACTTTTTCAGTGCGATTACTTCATTCTTCATCTGCTGTATTTGAAGTTTTAATGTATCAAATTTCCGTTCTAAATCATTTATATGCTGTTCTGCATCGCGCACTGTTTGGATCATCAGGCCTCCGGCCAATCATTTAATCCTGACTCTCTTATTTTCGGTTTGTGCCCCATCAATATTGATTTTAACTTCGGAATCAAATCGGTGAAAAATTGCTGGAGAGTCAATTTCCATTCTGAAGATGTTTGGATTTACACCTTTAGGACATGATATAACATAAGTCTTTTCTCGATTAACCACGGTTGGTATGGAGCCAGAAAGTATTGGATTGTCAGATGCAAATATCTTGAAATTCAAATTAGATCCAGTAGCTACCATCCGAATAGATATCTCTCTTATTTTACCAACTTTAGTAAATTCAACCGGCCCGAATTGATCGAATTTCTTGCCGACGGGTAGAGTTTCGACATTTTCTGGCTGGAGAAGTGTATAGAATTCAAACTCTGCATTTCCCTCTAGCGTACCACCATAATCAATTCCGAAAGGAGTTCCCTGCCCTGTATTTTCAAAATAATGCAGAACTGTTCTCTTGTCATTGGTGTTAAATGTTGAAGAAGGATACGTTACACCATCAACTATTGGAGTAAATTTAACATCAAATCCTCTGGTATCAATCACCATTGGAATAGTTCTAATTCTCTTTTTTGCAGCAGTTCCGTAGTTAGTTGTTTGAAGAGTCAGATATCTAGCGAGAGGTGGTAGCTTTTCATAAACGGATTCATCGAGATTAACTTGATAAAATTCAAAAGTCTGTCCAGTTGTAGCAGTCAGAGTACATGCAATATCTACACCTATAGCACTACTTGGCATAGTTGTTATTACTGTTCTCTTATCATTAGTGTTAATGATTTTAGCCGCGCCGGCTACAGCGATAGAATCAATAAGTGGCTGCATTATTACATTTTGACCGCGAGTATCAATGACTAACGCGTATTGGATAAATCTCTTCCGACTCGCAGTTCCAAGATTAGTATATGGAACCCATTTATATAATACTGGATCTGGTAGTAATTCAACCTCTCTTGGTTTAATCAGATCATAAAATTCAAATATTCCTCCTGGAGTCGCCGCGGTTAATAAACCACCAACATTATATCCAGCAATGTTATATGGAAATGGGTAGTTATAGATCGATTTTTCGGGTGTTGAAAAGGTAGCTGGTTCTCTTGCAATATTATCAACTATCGGAACAAAGTTAACATTAAAGCCAAGAGTATCAATCATCATCGGAATTTCTGGAATTCTTTTTCTTCCAGCAACACCGAAATCAGAATTCATTATTCTTAGTGTTGTTAATTGTGTTGGTCGTTGATCATAGTCTATTGATAAGTTGTAGATTTTAAGTTTAGGAACCGTTCCATTTATTTCAAACTGAAAGTATTTAACCTTAGTTAGTGCATCATAAACAGGCCATTGAATTTCTGTTCTGCCGTTAAAAGCTAAGGTTGTTGAAGAAGTCAAGATAGTGCTGCTATCAACATAAGCTCGAATAATAATGTTAACTGGTACATTTCCAGTATCTAGTGTAGCTTTTGCTGTATATGCATCTTTTCTATTTCTTGGCGCGCCGTTATGATCAAATACTGTCAATAGTGTGAAATTAATATTATTCGCTTGATCAAATCTCTCGCCAACATCTAAAATCCTAACGTATTTATCTCCAAATGTTGCAGTAGAATAAATTACAGTATTATCTTCTTCTACGAAGAGAGCCGAAATTGAATCTGAATTTCCATGTTCTTCAAAACGCCAGCTATTAAACGTAAAGTTATAGATGAATAACGCCCGTTTATTATCTTCTTGGGGGCACGAAAAGTAAAACCGATTATTTCCAATTCCCATGAAATATAAGTCCATCGGAATTACTTTAACCGGCGCTATACCATGTCTATTGTAGTGATTAAACAATAAATCTAATTGTGTAGAAAATAGCTCACACGACGACCCGGCTAATACTCTTAGACCATCTGAGGCTAAATAGAATAATTTCCCTTCTCTGACAGCAAACTGTTTAGATATACTTGGAGTCATTATACCCAAACTTCGAATTTGCATATCAAAGATTTCAATATTGTCTTGGAAAATGATTCCAGCCGTGCCGGTTATTTCATAAAAATCTCTATTCGTAGCTAGAATTAATGCATCATTACTGAGTTTTGTTATAAAAAGATTGTATTCGGTATTCCCGGCTGTATCAAGAACATAACGAGTATCATAAGAGCTAACATTATCACGATAAGATGGATAGATTCTCTCATAGGTGATATACCAATTTCTACCTTTGAAATTAGTTTCCATTCCAATTACACCATCTGGTAAATTAGATTGGAATACATCTAGTGGTTCATTCAGTAATAACGCCTGCTCATCAGATACCTCATCATTAAATTGAGGCGGACTAAAGCCTTTCGCACCTGCCAATACTTTGACTCGATAATAGATAGGAGTATCTGCCAGTGATCTATAAATCCAGCACTGGTTTGCTTCAGGATTAACCGGATTTGGCATAACATAATTTGATGTACTTATTGAGTTTACTATTTCACTGCCGGCGCTTGGGATTGATTTTTCTAGATAATATCCGTTATCTTGTACATCAACTTGAATATATGTATATTGCCCATTTAGTGGACCTTTCGTACCACCGATGAATTTCGGATCAGTAAATGCAAACGTCTGTTGTTCAATAGTTACAAAACTAATCCTAATACCTTGAATATTAGACCAACTAGCAGAACTTAAAGTACCGTATCTCTGAAAGTTTTTCCGTAAACATTGCAGAGTTGTCCAGCTATTTATTCCTGGATTGAAGAAGGTAGTATTCTCAGATGTCTCAATATTATCACTTCCAGCCACCCATTCAAAATAGAAATAGTCTGTTGCATCAGGAGGCGGCTGCATTAAGTATTCTACTCTTACTTTTACTAGTTTACTTGTATCACCTATCCTAACATATATGGTAAAGATATCTTCATCTAATCCTTTTCCACTTCCATTCGGCCCAGTTAATGTATTTCCGTCAATTGTAAATATAATTCCATTACTACTTCCAGCCCATGCTATTGCTCTATTCGAGTCAATATTTGAATCCATTTCCACATAATCGCCCGTGTTAACGAAAGTCAAACCTGTTTCATGGGCACCAAATTCACCATAATTTGGAGTTGAATATCTCATTGCAACTGTTGGAGGAGAATTATATCCAACACCTGGAGGATTAGGTGAATTCATTCCTAATCTAGTTCTTATAACACCTGAATCTTTCCATTTCTCTGCTCCATATGTTATAAATACATGTCCTGATCCAAATCCAAATGCTGCACCTTGATCTCCTCCTCCAGCTATAACACCTAAATCATACATATCCTCTCGTTTATTAGCCGGCGAATAGTTTCGGAGAACTTGATTACCAATCACTGCATATCTAACATGCAAATTGCCGTTTGGATAACCTCCAGGTGAATCTATCACACTGTTTAGGTCTAGCATTTTCCCATAAAGTTGAGTCGGCGCATCAAAAAGTTGATTGCTTACCTTTTGAGTTCCACGAATTAGAGATAAAACACCATACTCATCTGGAGTTAGATTATCTGCTCTGAGAAGTCCAGCAGGATCACCATTAATGTTATCAGCATTTGGTGTCCAACCTTTAGGCCAATTCTCTTTGTATAAAGTTCCCATTTTAATTTCAGCTAATATTCAAAGGATCTGCTAAATATTTTCGCAGATAGTCAAGTAAAGGATTTGAATTTCCGACCGCGCCTGTTAATATCACTGGAGAATATACTGGAACAGTTAGAGGATCTGCCAGATAAGATCTCAAATATGTCTCTAAATTAATCATAATCTCCATATCCTAGAGGTATTCCGTAATTTGAAGGCAACGGGCCTCGTTTTCTCAAGTATGCTTTTTCTAATTCCTTATTGAAATTCTCTCCACGAGCATTCTTATTCGCGCGGTAGATATTATCGACAATAAATTTAGCCCGCGTTAATGCAGCAGTATATCTTTGTGTCCAGTAACCGGCAGCTTTTAAATTCTGGCCGTCTCCTTCTTTCTGGAATGCTTTCATTAAGACATAACATTTTATAGTTCTTCTCCGAATATATTCCGGAATTAGAAAATTAACGCCGTCTGCTACTCTATAGAATTCAACAACCACGGCGTTTGGAATATTTATTCCGTAAAGTCCAGACCCATAATAACCAACATACTCATTTGGTACTGGATTAAATCTAACAGTATTTTCCCCAAAACCAGAATAATAATACTCCATTGGTCTAGCTGCGGTTGGTCCATATAAAACTGAAAGTGCATCAATATCGAATTCAATACCATAAGCGGTATTCTCATAAGCGCCGCCGGCATAATTAACTATTAATTCATTATCAAATACAATTGCATCACCAAAAACTAATGGATCAAACACGCTTTGGTTAACAGTAGATGAAGGTATTCCAGTTACAGTTGCAGGCCATTCATCTCTTCTAGATCCAGAAACCGGGTCTAATCTATAACCTTTCCACAATATTCGACGGATATTAGTTATGTAATCTGGTAGTACGTATTCAGCCTGAAATTGTTCAATACCGATTGAATATCTGTCAATGATACAATTTAGCTCGCGCGAAATTTCAATTTCCGCTTCTAATGTAATTCGGGCTAAATATTCAGTTGTCCATAACATATATTTAACCTTAAATTACCAAGCGGCGATTGCTACTCTCTGCCATGAATCCGTATTTACACAAACATATATAAATCCGTTTGCATATCTAATTTCGCCTTTTATTCCAGAAGCAGTCGCACTCGCAGGCGGTGCTAATGTTGGAAATATTGGTTTAGCTAAAAACTGTATTTGACCACCGAAATATTGCAAATGTGCAACACCAGCAGCATCTTGGAATGATCCCATTCCAGTTCTAAACGTTAATACACCATTAGGATCTTGAATTATTTCACTATCTTTCTCAACACCACTTGCATCACGAGATCTAAATTCAATTGGTTGAGATCCGGTATTATTTCCTAAAGCTGCAGTTCCAATACTCATTCCTTTAATACATGATGCATCATCAGTTCGATATCCAACTTTCCATTTCTGCGGCTGAGTATGACTGTATACATCAATTGCATATACATCTGGATGTGGATTAGCTACAGTTGCATCATAAGCTAGGAATAATCCTCTGCAAGTTACGTTAGTATTTCCTGAATCAGCCGCGTTTATTTTGCAGTCAACTTCCATTCCAAAGATATTAGTATTTGTATAACTATGTTCTGGAGGTGCTGAATGTGAAATTGTATTATGGCAAGTTGATGAATTAGTCGCTACTACATTAATTCCCCATGTTCCAGCAGCACCATCTACTCCACATAATCCAGCACCAAATAATCCAACTGCTCCTCCACCTGTAGTTGCTGAAATTCTTGAATAACCTGAAACTCCAATTCCTCCACTAAATGCAGAATTACTTGGAACATCTATAGCACCAGTTATTGCACTAGAACAAGAGACTAGGTCTGAACCTAATTGTGCATTTTCAGGAAATCCATTTATAGCAATTCTGACACAATCCCAAACTCTATTAATTGTTGCCCAATCTGGACCTAAATTTTTAACCGCGATTGCCGCAGCCCTGATTCCTGAATATATTCCTGCATAACCAATTTTCAAAACATTAAGAGTATTATCCCAATAAAAATTACCGCCGGTGGCTACTATATCTTCAACTACATGATCTTGATTCCAATTAGATGCTTTGATCTTTGTTGGATCAGTTGAATCTGGTCTGAGGCTTACGAATGAATGTTTGATAGCCATTTTAATATCCTACCAAGTGCTTAATGGAGTTCTCTTCCAAGTTGTAGCATTTACCCTAATATACAAGAAGTTATCGTCATATAATATATGCCCTATATCACCTGGTCCTGCTGCTGTAGCGGGAGGAGTTAATTTATCAAAAATTAACTTTTTAGCTACTCGAAATTGTCCAAGCCCAACCATCGTTATTGGACTACCATCTGAATCAGTAGAAACTATTAGATGACCATTAGCAGGTAGCATTATGAAATCTCCACCTGCATTACTAAATATCTGAGAGTAATTTACTGTTCCAACACTATCTCTTGATTTAAACTTAATCGGTTGTGAACCTGATTCAGTTCCTTGAGTTGCAGTTCCTAGATTTAAGCCGGTTGCTGCTACACCATCAGAAATATTGATTGCATTATTCCATCTACAAGCAGCAAAATTGACATTATCCATATCAATGCAATTATAAACCGCTGCTAATGGTTGAATACTGCCACCAATAACCATATAGATTCCACGTCCAGATATATTCGGAGTTCCACCACCAGCTAACGGATGTACTCCATTATCTATTTCTATTCCATAAAGATTGGTTAAATTATAACCTGGACCTGGAGGATTAGCATGGCTTACTGGATTATGAATTGTTGCTGTATTTGAAACTAATAGATTTGCACCCCAAGCTCCAATAACTGAATTAGCAGCTACTAATCCTGCGCCAAATGTACCAACTCCACCTAATGCTGTAGAAGCACTTCTTGCATAACCTGCAACACCGGCACCATGATTAGCAAATGTTACACTAGCTGGAATATCCATTGATCCAGTTATTCCCTGAGGAATCGGTGCTAGATCAGAGCCAAATTCTGCATTACTTGGAAAATTATTAACATTTATCCTCATTGCATACCATAATTTTGTCAAACCTGCCCAACTAGTAACAATTGCAGATTCCATCACTGTTGCGCGAACTGAAGTATAAATTCCAGAAAATCCAATTGCGATTCTCTTTATAGTATTATCCCACTTAAAATTTCCGCCCGTTGTTTCAATATCTGTAACTACATGATCATTATTCCAGGCATTGGAAGAAACTATATTCGAGTCAGCCGAATTTGGTCTAGCACTTTTGAATGCATGCAGAATTGACATTTTCTATTTTCCTCTAACTTGATCTCGTGAATACTCTATCAGCTTTACTCAATAGCTGAATCTTTCTTCTATATTCTTCCAACTTTAAATTATAATTTCCCCAATATTTACCCGCTTTAGTATATTCTTGATTCTGATCTAACATATCACCTGTTGCATAATCTTCAAGTAATTGCTGAAATGCCGGAAGTATTTTTGGAGCAATATTATCTGTTAAGATATCAGCCTGCGCTTTATAATCTATTCGGAGAGAACCAACTGGATTCGATGATGTTCCAGAGATCCCTAGATATTTAGGTCCGATAATTGTATAACTTCTCTCTTGTGTATTAGCTAATTCCCAATAACTATCCCCCGAAATCATTTCCCGATCCGGGGTTGGAGTCAAAAAGAAATTAAATTTATTGTGATAAACGAACATTATCCGATAATAATCTGGGATCAGAATTGATAAGTCATAGTATACTGTATCAGGCGCGAGTGTTATTGAAGTATTCTTCTCTATACATTCTGCATAGACAGCTACTTCATTATAACCATCTTGAATTGAATCATTGATATCATCAATCAAATAATAGGTTATACCTAAATCGTTAAGATTATCTCTAACCTTATCTGCTATCTGCTTACGGGTCATTTTCTTGGAGAAATATAACCTTTTCTTCTTAGATCTTCAGCATCTCTCAGTTTTTCTTCGATTGACCTGTCTCTTTTCGGATCTAAATCAAAAACTATTTCCATTAATCTCTGGTGATCCTCAGAGTCAAGATATCTGATCTGTTCAATCGCAGTTTTAAGTCTAAAGGCTAGTGTTTCATTATCTGGCATATTCTTTTCTCCTTATCTTGCAAAAACGTATTCACTGAGATTATCTTCATAAGTCTGAGGAATCGCACCTGGCATTGCTCTAACTATTGTATTATAATGCTCGCCGCATTCTTCCTGGTATTGAATATTTTGAAAGCCACATTCTTGAAGTAAATCAACAAAGATTATCGTATCCATTAGAGCTACATGATAATCTCCAGCCGCCCTTTGTAATCCGTAAATTGTATGCTTCCAGAAATCTTTCATTCCACTCTTATTCGTAATGTAGTTATTTGCGCAAATTGAAAACTCCGGATAAGAGATGTACAAAACCCCGGTTAATGGCTTCAAAACCCTGTGAAATTCAGAAAGAATGCCTGAGTGAAATTTCTCTTCGATATGCTCTATCGTGTGAAACATCACTATTTCATCAACGCATCCATCTGGCAATGGTAATCTTTTGGTTATATCCAAGGCGATGTCTGGTTTATTGTTTGGATTCACATCAATATTTACATATCCTTCTAATTTATTGTCCCCGCAACCCACATTTAGTTTAATTGGTGCGTTGCTATCTGCAATTTTCTTGATTATTTCATCTATTTCAACTACTGGAATTGTTTCAGACATCGCTCTTTATACTCCTCTCCTCGGTCTTTCGGATTAGATTTAACTTTATAGTGTTCTTGAATCTCAGTAATATTATGTACTGAAACAGCTTCTGGACTTAAAAGATGTCCTGTTGGAACTTTAGTATCTACTACAAATTTAACTAAATCACCTAACTTGTCTTTTAATTTTAGGCAGAAATATATATCTTCTGTTGTTAATGCACTAGTCACAAAATACGGAGGATTTATCTTTTTTATTGTATTTTCGATATCAATAAGTACACAAGAGAATCCAACAGCATCCGCCGCAACAAGTCCATTCTGGCTTATATTTGTCTCATAATCCGTATAAAAGTCCAATTGATAATGTCCGCTGGCATTAACTGTTTTGCTTTTTTGAAACATCATCGGATTGAATGGATAACCCCGAATAAATGTTAAGGCTTGAGCTATATGAGCATCGGCAGTTGTTAACGCTTCCTGAAGTGATTGATAAGTTTTAGGTGTTAGTATTATATCATCATCTATGAAATACAAGTAGTTACATTCATTCCGTAATGCAAAATTTGCGGCTTGGTTTCGTGCATTATCAATACTAAAGCGATTTGGATAAAAAAGAATAAAATCATCAGGACTAGATCTACCCAGTCTAAACCATTCTTGACAGTGTGAGCCATAGATTTCTGCCTTTACTGTATCCAATATGTTGACAGCAACTAGTGTTTTGCTCATTTTCTCATTTTAAACTTAAAATTTTGAACTAGCCCACGATTCAATATCTTTCGGGGAAAGATTAAGGAGGACCGCAGGCTAGTTCTCATCTTATAGCTTTGCTATAAGAATCTCAAAAAGCTCTTGATTGCTTGATAATAAACGGTGGCTGATCCAGGATTTCCTCCATTATTAGTCGCCGCTAATGTTGGACCTGCTGCAATTTGTTCAGCCGCAACTGCAAATGGTTGAATATTTCCTGCTGCAATTGTTCCACCTGGTTGCATTGCATTTACTAAACTATTCAAAGTTAATGCTTCTGCAACGCCTATTGATGCCATTGTCGGCCATGCATCAGTACTTGCTGCTCTAGTTCCTCTGACAACTAGAGTTTTCCGATTAAATCCATAAACTTGGATATTCTCTAATTGCCCGACTTGAATATCATGAACTGCTATTCCAGCAGTAAATGCATTAACTTTAGCCGCGGTTGAGTTTTGAGGAAGAATTACACTTAATCCATCGTCTGTTCCGTTCATCGCATATACTACAGTCATACCAGCCTTTATGACTACAGTATCTCCATTCTTTACTGCATGGATTATATCTTCCGCTTTACCAGAACCTGCGTTCCAGAATTTCATATTCATAGCTTTTCAATTCCTCTCTGTTATGCACTAGGATTTGGTTATATCCCTCTGGGAAACCTCGCGCAGAATTTTCAGTTAAACTGCTCTAGATCCACATCAGATGGATCTATGTTTATATAATCGCTTGCTGGAAAATTTAAATTGGCAAATTCTCCATAATATTGTAGTGCGGCAATATCATATGCTCTGGCTGCATGTTTAACATTATCAAAATATTCTTGATATACTCTCTCATTCTTAAAAGTTACACTCGCCATATAAACTATTTTTTCAATATTACCTCGAACAATAACTTTAGTAACTCCTTTATAACCAGATTTATTGCTTATAGGTTTCTTTGAGTTAGCTCTATTCTGATGGTGCTCACATATTCTCAGATTAGATCTTTGATTATTTAATCTATTTCCATCAATATGATCAACATCAACTTTATCATCTTTCTCCAGACCTAGAATAAATCTGTGCAAAAACACATTCTTTCTTTTTCCTGGAGAAATATAAATAGCTGTTCTAACTGCTCCAGACTTATCAAGATGCCAAACAATATGTTGCATTTTCGGCCAATCTTGATCATCAATTAGAACCATTTCGTATTGCTCTTTCTCTTTATTCCATATTTTAAATTGTAACATGGATGGGGCCTCCTGTGCCTCAAAGAGTATAGCACAAAAGGCCGTTCCACGTGGAACTCTAAGCCTAGGAGAATGTTAGAGTTCTGGCGATGTTGCCTAAGACACCTTGCTTTCGCCTATTATTCGCCAAGGTGTTCCCCATCCAGAGAATGTGTTTACCTTTTACATCTTGATTTATTGGCTTTTGGAATTCTGTTGCTACAAAGTTAGTCTCTGATTCATACTTAATTTTGAAGAATTGAGTATTTAGAAAATAAGCTGTACCTTTCGTAGTCTCCGCAGTCATTGCACCTTTTCCACCATTTGCAGCAACATCTGGAATATCTTCATCCCAAACAATTAGTGCATTCCAGAATCGGAAATTTGGAAAAGGATAATTATTATCAGTGGAAGTAGCTCGGTATTTGTCCATATATGCAGTATGGACTAATTCCCAAGTAATCTGATCTGTCCAAATCAAATCTGGTGGTCCACCTGGACCTTTGCTACAGCCATTATATAGATTCATAAACTCGGCTAGTAAACCTTGTCCTGTTGTTGCAGCCGAAGTTTTTGTTCTATTTCTCCACCAACTATTGGTCGCCTGGTTAATATTTCCAATTGTATAAGATTGAGTCGGATCATACATAACCCAGCGGCCCAATGGATCTATCGAATTTGCACCATTTGCAGGATTATTGTATGGTTCGCGAATATCATCACCAGAACCTACTAGACTACCTTGCAGCAAATGTTTGGTGAAATTCTCTTGCATACCAATTTCTGCAATTTTAATCCGCGATTCAAGAAGACTAACGATTCGTTGTTTATTCTGCTTTCTTTCCTTTTCAGAAATAACAATCGGAGTCGCTAATTGTCTCCATTCCACCTGCATTTGAGTAACGCCATCAGTTGGGACTAAAGGCAATTCATCATAACCATCATATGGTTCTAGTCCGCCGACAGCATACATCAAATCTTCTGCAATGTACAATCCGCCATCAACTGATTCCCAAAGATCTTTCTTTTTGAGTTCATGAAAAAGCGGATTGGTCTTTGATATATTATCGACTAAAGTCTTTCGATAATTTGCAAGCGAAGTACTTACTAATGCATCATAGTTAAAAGTACTTGTAGCTGGAGTTGTACCACCTCCACCGCCATATGTTGCCATCTTTTAATTTCTCCTAATCATCTGCAAATTTAACGCCTTCAGATGCAGCCCGGATTGATTCTCTAATTGACGGCAGTTTAGATCCAGTTTTTATCCTGTCTTCACTGATATCTGAGGAAAGATTCGTGGATCTTTCTTTAAGATTCTGTTGAATCTTTTTTGCGCGTTCTACTTCTTTATTCGTGTTCTGTTTATCCATATTTACTAGTCTATGGATCTTTCCAAGATAATCAGTCAGTGAGATACGTTTTCCGTTTTTACCAACAGCAGGCGGTAATGCTTCAATTTCTTTAATCATTTTGGCCGCGTCTGCTTCAGTAATATTATTCGTTTTGATAAAACTTGAGAACTCAACCTCGAAATCACTAGCGGCCTTTTGCGCTCTTTCATATTCTATTTCAGCACGCACGCTATTCAATTTCTGATCATGTTCTTTATCATAAGCCTGAAATACTTTCCCTAGCTTATCTTTGAGATCTGGATATTCATCACCAAGAATCTCGCCTAATAGATCATTAAAATTCTTAGCCGAGGCGCCCTCTTTCTGAGTAATTGATTCATTTGCCTTTAATACTCCAGCCCGCCGTGCTAATTCACTAATGATATTTAGTTGTTGATTCGGATCTTTCAGCGCCCGATAAAAGTTTACAGCTTCTTCAATTTCTGGATCAATAGATTCTTCAACTTCAGAATTTGGCTGTTCTTCAGTTTCAGTCTTTTCATCTTTTTTAGCTGTTTCATTTCCGTTAGACTCAACTTTATGATCTTGCTCTTCAGTAATATTTTGGTCTTTAGCCGCCGATTCTACGGCATTTCGCAGTGATGTATTAGTATCACTCATTTCTTAATATCCTTTTCCTTTTTATTTCCAGTATTAGTTGGTGGGGAAGTCTCAGTCTTTTTCTGTTGGTTAGTAGATGAAACAGAGAGAGATTTGGACTTCAGTAAATCTAATAGTTTACTCCGAAGTATTGACTTAGCTGAAATCTTAGCCCCGGACTGATTCTTCCCCATATTAATATTAGCCATTTCGCTCGATTATTTCGCAATCAACAAGTTCAATCGCCTGTTAATTTCATTAAAGTTTGTCTGAAGATCAATTAGTCTTGCAATTCTCTTTTCTCTCAGAGGAATCTTCTCTATTTCATCAATTTCTTCCTCTTCTTCCTTTTGAGCTTCTTCCAATTTCTCTATTGCTTTGAGAAGTTTTTCTGCAATCTTCTTCAGATCATCATCTTGTTGTGGTAATCTTTCTGAAGCCGGTGCTTCTTTTTCTTCTTTTTTCTCTTTCTTCTTTTCTCGATCTTTCACTCCAGTATCTCTGCTTTGAATATCTTTATTCCTATCATATTCTGCCATAAATCTTTCTCCTTTATTGAACTTGATTCGCCATCTGTTGCCTAATCTCTTCTTGTTGCGGCGGAGTCATTTGAGCTACTTTCGCTTGTGCATAATTACTTTGCTCTCCTTGACTTTCTTTTGGTTGACCTTCTTGATTTGCAAGATTCTGCTGACCTTCATTAGCTTTTGCCATCATAGATAGCTGAGCCATTTGTTGCATTGCCCGAATTACTTGTTCATTCCGATAATCACAGCGATATGCTGCTTCTCTAATTATCGTTGGATGTAAACTCATAATTGGGAAATTCTGGAGAATACTCATGAATTCCAGGAACTTTTTCTTTTCCACTTCATTCGTAACTGGCGATAATGATGTAACGGACGCTTCTAATTCAAAATCCGTCGAATCTTCGAGCATTGCTGAATGAACTAATTGATATCTCTGTTGTAAATCCTGAACTTCTTCACCTGGCTCACCCATATCTCTATTAAGTTTAATCCAGAAAGGTTCAGTAAATTTCTCAATTATAGTTAATAGAACTTCTCTTCCAATATTACACAGCCACTCTGCAACTACTTCTCTTTCCAGATCTTCTCTGACCCTCGCACGATTCTCAATTGTTGTTGCTTCTGTTGCTGTTGTTCTATCAGAAACTCCTCTTTGTGGATTAGATGTTCCCGCAATTTTGTCGAAATCATCTGTGCTAACTTGTAAACTTTGAACAATACTCGAATCCAAAGGTGCGTTATTAATTGGTTGAATTGCTTGATCTCTTTTAACGAAGATAACTGTTGCATCTGGGCCATGTACGAATTTATCTATTTCATCTGGATCGACGGTTTGTTCCATTGCTTGCCACATTTGTCTAACTCTACGCCTGTGGTTTCGCATTTGATTTCTTGATTCATTTATTTCATCTTGTGGACTTTTCCAATTAAATGTAACAGGAACTGGATACCAACCCGTGCGTTTATAATCAAATCGGAGTCCAAATATAGGCAATCTTTTGAAAGGTTCTTTGTAAATACATTTCTCCGGCGTGGCTAATATTATGCACTTTACCTTAGCCCGAATGTCCCATATCTTCCAGATTTTAGTATAATCACCGTTTGATGTAAAGTTTTTCTCATCTTCCGGCCCCGCAAAGTCTGCATAATAATCATCTGATCTTCCTGACGGCCAGTCTTTCTCATCTAAATTATCTAAATACTTTTTATTTGCAAGGAGATCATCAGTTCTAACAAACTCGTAGTATCCAACCCAGTTATTTCTTTCTGTATTATGCGAATCAGAACCACCAACCCTAAACCTATGAGCAGGTATTCGTTTAAAGTAAACATATTCTTTTTCAGGAATCTCATCTGGTTCCTTCAGTGTATCACCTGGATCATCTCCACTTTCTTCATCGAAATAATCTGCCTTTAGAATTGGTTTGCCCGCGTTTGGATTTTGTATCCAATTAGCTGCATAACCAACTTCCATTACACCAAAATAGCTCCAGGAATCCAAAAGGCACATCTTTATTTCTTCGGCAAAATTCAGAGAACTTTCTTGAATAAAACTGTTTAATGTATCTTCTTTCAGTCTTGCAGTAGTCATCGCTACTTCAGGATTAAAATCTAACTTCCACGGCTTGGGTGTTAATGAGTAACTTGGTCTGTTAAAGCAAAGGCTCGGAGATTTAACTTTTGTTGAACTAAAAAAAAGATTTAAATAATAACTTAATTCAGTTCCGCCCGCCGCTGTACTTACACTTCCATCTAAATATTTCTCTAAAATCCTACATTTATACTTTGATTCCCACTGATCATAGTACTCGCATGCTTTTCTTATACGTTCTAGCCAATGTTTGGCATAACTCTCTTCTTTTTGCTTTTTATTCATTATTGTCTCTTCTTAAAGATTGCAGCAAGTACATTTGGAACTATACCACCTAATATTCCTCCACCTGGACCCACTCCACCTCCAATTGCACTAAATATATCACTTACCATTCCATTATCTTGTTGTCCTAACATATTTTGCATTAAAGCTTGTCTTCTTCTCCGTCTTAGTTCTTCTTCTTGATCAAAACCTTGATCGATATAACCATACGGACCCGAATTAACTTGCCCGCCCGCCGGTTGAGAATATTGACTTCTTAGCAAATTGAACATGTTTTGATAATCGTTTGGCATTTATTTCTTTCTTTTCTGGGTTAGAGTTTAACCGGCATTTTCTAAATCATTAAAGATATAGTTTCAACAAATCTAAAATCCGTTGAGTGTCTGGATTTCTCTTCAAAAGTTCAAGAAGCTCTTCACATTGTTGAACTTCTCTTTTTGCATTTCTTAATATTCGTTCTATTCTCTCTCCTATTTCTTCTTTAGAACTTGGATTAAGTGTGCCAGCTTGAGCATCATAAGCTAATTTTGCCATATTTGCCGCAGCTTTTTCTTTAGCATTAAAATCTAATGCATTAGCAGTTCTATAATATTCTTCGTTATCCATATTAACTCATTTGAAACTTAAAATCACCAATCTCTACTTCACCTAGAATTGCATCTTTCGGTCCTAGATGTAGTCCATGACCTAAAATTGAATTAGCATCTCTTGCTTTTATTGAATTGCCTGCTGTTCCATTTGAATTTTCTAGTGCAGTAATCCATCTTGGATCATCGGGCTCCGGCCAATCTAATCCAACAGATTTAGCAATTTCGGAAATTGATTTTTCAAATCTAGCTCTAGGGTCATCTAGCCTATTTCTAATTGCCTGTGCAATTGTCCGCTGAAGATCTATTTGTTCATCTCTTTCTTGCGTATTTTTTGGGAATGGTAAATTTTTTACAACTTTATAAATAACTAAAGCAATTACTAAAGATTCATAGGAACCTTTTTGTGCTCTAGCCAATACTCTTTTACCAGTTTGAGTCAGAACTGAAGTGGGGTAATCTCTTTCAGTTACATTTCCTAGTTCATTCGTGAAATGACCTACAGGCATTTTTTATTTCTCCTTTGGAAAATTTAAACAGGCAAATTCACCGAAATACTTTTCTGCTGCTTTGTCATACGCTTTGGCTGCTTCTTTTGCTGTATCATAATAGCCTAAACCTTTTCTTTTACCATCCATTTTAATGCTAGCAGCCCATCTATTATATCTTTTATCTAGACTAACACCTTTATAGCCAGAAGTATTATTAGAAGCAATACTTCTATTATAACTATTTTGTTCTTTAGTTGATATTCTTAAATTACTCTTTTGATTATTTTTATAATCTCGATCTTTATGATCAATTATGGCCTCCCAAGGTAACTTTAATATAAAATTTGCTAATTGAATTTTAGATTCTCCATAATAACCTAAAATTCTTTTACCAGTTGCTGTACTTACTATCCACCAATTAAGTGGTTGAATTCTTGGATAATCTTCATCATCTACTAGTATTTCTGCCGCAACACCAAAAGTTCGCGGAATCGTTAACCAAAATTTGGTCATATTGAATGGTATCCCCCTCTCAGGATACCACACAATGACCAAGGTGTCAAGGATCTGGGAAATAGTTATTGAATAATTCCATATCTATCAAGATAGCCACTTTGTCTAAGCGCTTTTAATCTATCTCGCATTCCATAAAAGCTATTCCCTTTTGGACGCTTTATGAGATCCTTTCTACCTTGAAGATGTGATGCACAATAGTAACGTAGACAATCATAACTATGATCAGATACGCCATCATCTCGATCATCACAATAGATAGGTCTACCATTAACTGTATCCAGGAGCTTTTTCTTCTGAGATTTAGTTTCTCGAAGAACATGATAACAACCTTGCGGATTATCTTTATTTCTTCTAATAAAAAATAAATGCGGTGTTCCTTTTTTGCCTGTTATTGGATTAATTCCATGCTCATCCCACTTCAGGAGTTCATTAATTCTATTTCTTGTAGCAAATTCATTATTATCTGCAGGCATCCAGACTAAAGATGGTGAATCTAGACTTGCATCCATAAATTCATCTGCTACAGTCCAAAATCCACCATATTTCTCTTTAGTTTTACTAAAAATCGCCGGATCTGCTAAGTTAAATGTATAATATTCTTCATATGATAAGTCATTTATAGCTTCACGGTGCTGAGAAATGATTGTATCCGCCACATAATATTCTCTATAGCAGTAGTGAAAGCCCTTAAAAGATGCAAACCAGAGACAACATGTTGGTTCAGATGATCCATAATCTAACACGCGGCATAAACTTGCTTTCTTTATTAAATTCTTTAGCCAAATTGGACTAACTTCAACAATTGAATCATCATAGATATAATGTATAGCCCCTTCACCTTGTCCAATTTCCCCATCTACATATCTAGCGACCCATTTCGGATCGCGTGTTAACATATTCTCTAGATTTTCTTTTGGAAGGGCTTTATTATCTCTAGAACTTGACCAGATATAATCATTAGTATCTTTCCATTTCTCTTGCCATTCTTCTGACTTTGGATGGAATCTCTGGATTAAATAGTGTAATTCGCCTTCATCTGGAGGATTAATCAACAGGAAAGAATAAACTGGAACGAGAGGTCTTTTGGTTAATTCATTTATCGGCCAAGTTCGACCGGCGGCTTCATATTCTTTTATTAAATCTTCTGGAACAATCGCATCTGACTTTCTTCCTAGACGTGCATCTAAAGCTAAATAGACTGATTCTGCTATTTCTTCTGCTTGATCTAGAAGGAGGAAGTTTATTTCTAGAGATTTGATGGATCTTAGGTCTAGATTATCAAAATGCATGAAAAAGACTTCAGATCCATTTATAAGTCTGAGATACCCTCTTCCATCTGCTCTTGCACCACCATACTTTTCTGAATATAACTGAGGTGGACATACTTGAAAGAATGTCTCTTTAGTTGTTTTATTTAGATCAACGTACTTTTGTCTTCCAATAACCGCTCTTGATTTTGGGAATTTGGCTAAAAGTAATATCAATTTAAAACATGCAATAAATGTTTTGCCCGCGCCCCAACCTGAGTTAAAGAGAATGTTTCTTTTAGTGGAATTGAGAAAATAAATTTGAGCTGAACTTGCTGGTTCTACTTCTAATTTAATTACAGTACTAGCATCATAATTACTTTGATCTTCCTTCTGGCTATGAACGTTAACTGGCATTTTCTGTCAATCAAACTCAATTATCTAGCTGGAGGTAAACTCACATAGCCGCCGCGATAAAAGTATAAAACTACCAATAATACCACAACTAGCATTATCAAATGTTTTATTGTTGTATCTATCGGCAAATAGTTATAGATCACGTGTAGAATAATTGCCAGAATTACAACTATTATCAGAATTTCAATTAGAAAAGGCACACTTATCTCCTTCGATCTCTGACCATTTGAATTTTCGCTCAGCCGACCGCCGACTGATATTTAAAGATTCAAGAATATTCTGATCCGTACGGAGTTGGTCCATTACTATCATCATTTAAATCTATCAGAAACGGAGTTGTGTGTAAATGTTTTAGATGTCGCTTATCTAGGTGAGATTTAGCGACTTGAACTGCTTCTGGTAAAGCACCAGGATAAACCCAGTGATAAGATCCGATCATATAACCTTTTTTATATGTTGTAGTATATATTGTAGGTTTCTGATCTTCTGGTGTAGCTGTGTTATTTAGAATCTTCTCGGACATTAAAGTCTCTCACTTTTCAAAATAATTCACTCTTCATCTTCATCAAGTATAGATGAATTATTCTCTTTTTCAAATTCTGAAACGCAGGCTTCTGAACAGAAAAGCTCTCCATATTTATTAGTGACTACTCCCTCACCGGCTAGTTCTTTCATACAATTCATACAAAGATGTATTTCAGTCTTCTGAATCTTCATCTTCTGACTCTTCTGAATCTTCTGAATCTTCATCTTCTTCTATTTCTTCTACATCGGCTGGATCTAGATCAATAGTATTTTCATCTGAGGAATCACTTGAATCAGCAGCCTTAATTATTTCTTCTCTGGTGGTTCTTATTGGGGAAAATATTTGATTAATATTCACAGTTGAGTCCTTTATTAGAAATTGAAACACCGGCTGTTTTACCATTCCACCATCTTTATCTCTAAGTCCATGAAGATCAAAAACTAGTTCTGCAGCCTTTAATCTAGATGCATCAAACTTACCTTTTTGCATTACATGTGCAATAGTTTTAGATGCATTGATTACACTAGCCCCGCTTTGATCGAGGATTTTCCTTAGCTTTTTATGCTCGGAATCTGGTTCTTTAACGTTAGATGTTCCAATACCTGCTTCTGCAAGAATTGAGGCTATTGTATCATTTTTATCCGGATCGACGAGCGCCGGGTTAAGATTATCCTCGAAAGCCTTTTCTAGATTCTGGCCTAGTTCAATTGGCTGACCTACTTCAATAGGATTATTGTTATTTATTAGAGGCATTAGATTTATTCTCGAAAATATATTTACAAAGTACATGATGCAGCGGCGAGTGTTGTACTCTTAAAACTAAAAGGAGTTCATTCTGTGAATCTGTAAAGTCAGACTCTTCTCTATCTTTACTCCGGAGAAGTGGATGAGGCGAAATTACATCTAAATCGACTGGAAGTTTAATTGAAGGCATAGGAATCCTCCTTTGGGTTTTCGGAGAAAAGAATTGATTTTGAAAACGCGGAGGGATCTAGCGGTGTTGTTGGTACTAAAAAAGATTTAGTACTCTTCCGCATCGCTCAAGAGTAAAAGAATGAGCTTTTTGCAGAACTATGAAGAAGTTCTACTTATTTGCGGATATCAGATTTTGGAACTTATTGATATTTTTTAATTCAATTATATTAATTAAATCAATTCGATAAGTCTATCAAACTAGTAGACTAAGCATAAGTCTATCCTTCTCAGTCACTTACGTTTGGTTGACTCATTATACACCCAATCTTAATCTACGTCAACACTTATTTTTTGGTCCACCTTGGGAATTAATTTAATTCTTTCAATTGAAAATCATGGGCGAAGAAAAGGCGAAAGCCATAAAGTACGCGAGTTTAGATGTATCACCAAGGATTAATTCTCGATTAAGAGAAATTATTTAATTCTTCTTAATGTTTTAAAGTTTGTCCATGCCTCGACGCCTGTTAAGATTTTCTCAAAATCCTCTCTTTGGGTCGAATGTCTACCCCAACTAAACGCTTAGCTAACCAAGTTAGGTCTTTAGAATCAACAAATCAATTCTTCCTTGCCTTCGGCATAGCTAGCTAGGTATCTCTTCCTAAATTTTTTATTTTTTCTAAATGATTTATTAAATTTAAATTCTGAAAAAAATTTTTTATATTTTTTAGAGAATCCGGAAATTTTTCTCCTAAATTTTTACAAAAGTTAGTTAAAAGATAGAGAATTTTGGTAGACAGTAAATAGATATATAAAGACCCGGTTTGGAGTTATACCCGTACCTTTGTTAGTCCTTAACTATAGTAAAGTACTAGAACTAAATCACATTAAGTACTATTAATTATCACGTCAATGTAGTGTTATATGATTATATCTTAACCGCAGTTAACTCAAGAGCTTAACCTACATTAACATTACAAGTATTAACCGGGGTTAACTCTAGATCATAAGCTATCTCTTGGTCTCTGGTCAGCCGAGGTTAAATCATTAGTCTATCAATACAGTGGGATGAAGTGTACACTAGGTCTTAGTGTTTAGCAAAACTTAAAATAGGTGTGGCATAAGTTAAGCTGAACTTACTATTTCGACATTTATCGAAATAGCTCAGAATCGATTCTCCGGCCTATGTCGATATGACCGCATGGAGCATTTTCCCGATTGATTCTAGCCCGGTTTATGCTTCAGCAAACGGGTATTAATCATAGTTAACTCTAAATATTAACTAGTGTCTAGAAAGCCCTAGGATCAATCGGAGATTTTGACTGTAGGAGAGTACGCAATGAATGATTCAATTGCACTGGAGTCAATTGTGAGTGATTTCGGAAATGATCTAGCGACCGCCGGTTGAGAGTCAAAATTGAATTACTACAATTGTAGTATTTATACACCAGCTAGATCGGCAGTCGGCAGGAATGAGAATGATCGAAAATTACTTTATAGGGCAAAGTAATTTTTTATAAAATAAGCGCAGTTTTCACTGCGCCTAATTAAAACTAAAAATTAAAAGTACTACCCTTTACTTTCCATCCTCCCGATCATATTCACTCTTCTCATATTCAATCTTCTCGTCAATGTACCGGATGACATTCCATTTATCATTAAGCCTTGCTTCCAATTCAATAATCTCTGCGATCTTCCGTTCTCTTCGATCTAACAGGCGATTGATAGAGCCAGTCAGTCCATACAATTCATCTAGATGATATTTCATTACTCCGCGACCTCGTTCTCTCTTAGGCAATATGGATACATTGGATCGACAATCCAAGGATTGTAGTTCAGATGATCGTAGATCCAATTATCAAGTTCTTGAGTCAGACTTAAGTTAGGTGTGTTCATCTTTTCTACTGTACCAGACTCCAAAACAAAAAGCTACCCTTTTGAGTAGCTTCTTTCGGAATGATTGTTTTCGAGATTACTTTATAAACGTATCTCTCAGAAACTTACAGATTAGCTTTGCCATCTCAGCGTCCGATAGTTCATCTGCTCTCGACATTAACAGGGGGTCGTCAAGAAAGAACTTTACAAACTTAATGACTCTCATTTTTCATTTCTCCTGAACAAAGCAATAGGGAGTATCTTTCGACACCCCCTTGACTTTATCTCAAAGTTTAGCTCTCTTCTGTCTCCGTCTCTGCAACCACCGTTCCAGATTCATCAGTCTTTACTGTTTTCTGACGGCCTTTGATTCCAGACGGCTTCTTGAGTTTAACTTCGCCTTTTGATTCATTAGCGCCAAAAGATGTGAACTTCGGTTCAGGATCTTGAATGTTATTCAACTTATTCCGGATTGGCTCGAACTTGTCCTCACCTAAGATAAAATCAATGACTCGCTTCCGCTTTTCTTTCGGAGTATCTTTGGTTACCATGTTATCCAAAGCATTCGAGAATGCCCGATAAAGGTTATCAAGTTCATCTACTTCTTTTTTGTTCTCCTCTTCATCTTCTTTATCCGAAGTGAATTCGAGTCCCAGATCTAAAGTCGCTTGCGTTCTAGCCTGCGTTTTACGACCATGATCAAACCAGAAGAGTAGATCTTTCAGATTACCACCACACATTGCAAGTGCAGCATCATAACCTTTTTCTGGATCCTCAAACTTTGAGGCGAGATCAAGTGCATATTCGCCTTCATATACAATCTTCGTTCCTGTGAAGGGATTGTCCTCTTTCTTGCTGACTCGTCCTACAAACTTATTCGGATCAAGTTGAGCGGCTTTTGCTTCATCTGTTTTAACTTCCGCGAGTTTAGGCGTCGGATTAACTGTAACTGTTCCCATAACTTTTTTCTCTTTCTTGCCGTTTGATTTCGGCGTCATTAGTGTGCTAGCCATTGTTGTCTCTGCGAGACCTGCTTTCTATTTGATTGATCTTTCGATCTACAGTCTCGTTTCAACGACTGACTGCATCTCTACATTAACTTAGTCTTTCGGACTTGTCAATACTTTTCTTCGACTCTCGAAAGATTTTTTTGAAGATCTTTACCAATCATTAGAAGTGATTGATTCAATAGACTTTTATGAATCATTAGGCACGGTCCACATGCTGTCAGACTTGCCTAGCGACCTATATAGGATAGCTCTCTAGGATAGGCCTAGAAGCCCTCTAAAAGCCTCTCCATTCGATCGACAGGCCTTAGCCGCTATCTCTCTATCGTCTCGTTCCGAGACACGTCTGAGGCAAAGCCTCCCCTCACAATTGAATCAATTCTCTCTTTTGAATCATTTAGAAGAATTGAATCATAAGCAAAATTAACAATCATTTCGATAGTACCCCTCTTTGAGGGTATCCTAGACAGACTAGGAGAACCCTTTTCCTCGCTGGCGGAAGGGTTGAATGGGGAAGAAACGGTAGATCCTGCAATCACTTTTTCGTCTTTCTTCTACATTCTAAAGGCTCAATCTTAAGAAAATTAGAAACTCCCTCTAGGGATTCCTTCGACCCGGTAGATTAGGGTCTAAGTTAGTGATCACTTGGAAGCCTCCTTACTGTCGACTATCGACAGGTGTAAGTCATTGATTCTATTATTAATTAATAATTTTTAATAAAATTTGACTAACTTTGCCCTTTTTGACTTAAGTCCTTTAGAATCAACGACTTAGGGGTCCATTTCGTATGCTTGCTCACAGAATCAAAGTGTAAGCTAGACACCAATATACTCCCTTTCAGGGGTCCATACCGGGTGTCCAAATACCAGAGGGACTCTTGCGAGTCCAAAATTGATCAAGTCATTGCTTCTAAAGCAAAAAGATCTCTGGAATAGCCCTTGACAATGCGTAGTCGACCCTATATCATACATCTAGCGTGCCAAACCATACCTCAAACCGTGACCTAGGGTTAGACACCCCTCCCGCGTTTGGGGGTACTGTCAAATTAATTCAATTCTTCGGATTAAAACATAAGACAGAAACAGGAGATAAAAACAGAATAGAATCATATGCCCTTAATCAAACATTCACAAGCTTTCCTCGAAAAACAAGCGCAACGCGCTGAAGCAAAGAGACTTGAAAAAGAGAAATTGATTCAAGAAGCTTCTAATGCACTTAAACTCAGAGCGAAGCAAAAACTTAATACCTCTAAAGAAGATCTAAGGGAAGATATATTTCTTCGCTACGTAACATCATGGAGAGATAAAGAACTTTCAATTGGTCAGAGATTAGAAAAAACTCTAAAAGATGTGACTTTAGGCCAATATGAAATACCGCATCTCTTGACAGAAGAATATAAAGAGATCTTTGAAATGACTCGATTTATTCGCCGGAATATTCAGGCATATTCTGAATTCCGTGGAAAGAATATTGATCCATTTAGAGAAATTGAACCAATGCAAATTCAATTAACCTATATGATCAAAATGCTACAAGATTTAGAATTTCTTGGATTGCTAGAAGCAAAAAAGAGATATTCAAAACAGAAGGTTTATTTTAAGCTAAAAGAAATTGACAAGCTTAGAAATTTATAGGATTAAAGGCCCAAAAAGATGATCAGACAAATTTTATATTACGCTCTAATCCTAAGCTTCAGTCTGATCATACTTGCACTAATGTTTATTTATGCCCAGTACTAACTTAAAATTGAAAGAGAAAATATGAGTGAACTCTTTAAATTAACTAAAACTCAAATATATCAATTAGAGAAATTGATTAAAGATTTCTCACCTTCTGGTCACTTTCCGTTCGAAGAGTCAGATCAGACCAAGTGGTTAGCGGCGGTTTATAATCAGTATTCGGGAAATGGAATACTCATCCTGACCTTTTATGATGACGATCGCTTTTCAGTAACTGACTTAGATGGAATCGCTCTAAATGGTCCAGAACTCAATGCTAAGCTAATTGAGCTAACCTCTTCAAATCATCTCCCGCGAATTGATAAAGGAACGAACGGTAAAATTAATTCTGTTAATACAATAGCTAACGGCCCTGACCCAAAACTGCTATCAAAGATTGATCCGACAATTAGATTATCACTAGCTCAACGTATAGCTAACTGTAATGATGCTATGCAAGCGGCGAAAAAAGATCTATCAGAACTAACTGATATTGAATTCGTTCAATTTGTTGACTGGCAAATGAAATATGCTGACGAATGTCGACGAATAGCGCATACTAGAAATATCGCCGGATTTAAAGCAAAATTCTCTGACATTACTACTCAATTCGATGAGAAGCAAGAGAAAAAGAAAATTAAGATCCGCAAAGCGGATAAATCCGCAAAAGAAGCTAAAACTTCTAAATCTAAAAAGCCCGCTGATAATTGGCAATTCATTCCAAATGAATGGAATAGAGATTTAACTCCGAATGAGATTAAGTTTCTTCGGAACAATTTAGGTATTGATCCTAACACTAATCAAGCAAAAGTGGAAGAATATAAGAGAGAATGTAGATAAGTCGTATGACGACAAAGATTAAATCCTTGTGTGAATCTTACCGCAAGGTAAGGTATGAAAAAACGTCTGATCAAAAAATTATTAGCTAATAAAGATTTACTAGCTAATTTAATACTAAAAGGATTAAAGAGAGAAATCAAAGTGCAAGGTCATTTTAAAGATCATGATATTGTAGTCAGACAAGGTTCATTTATTATGAACTGTTATAAATATAGGAGAGTCATAACTAATCCAATCTACATTAAAAATCAAGTATGTCCTGATTGTGGAAAGCTTCAGGCGAATGGGAACCTAGACGGTTCATATGCAAACGCAATTAGAGAGAATGAATCTCTGAAGAATCAAGAACTACCTCAACAGAGAACTACTCTCATCTGCGATAAAGATAATTTAGTAATGGAGCAAGTATCTTCTGGAATCTTCTATTGCAAGAACGGACATAAGAAGCTAATCTTAGACTTAGTTCCGGTTGAAGAGAGAAAAAAAGAAGAATCTAAACTCAAGAGAAAAAGACGTCTCGAAGAGACATGTCCATATTGTGGTAAAGTTGCAGAAATCAAATCAGAACGAGTATTACCATCTCTGACTAAGATCATGAGAACTTATTCTTGCGGTCATACTCAACTTCTTGATAAACTCGCAGTTCCAAGCGGACGAGATGAAAAGTGGAATAAGATGTATGAATTCCAGCAAAAAGGTGTTGAATTTGTAGAAAATGCTAACTACCGCGCGCAGATTGGCGATGAAATGGGTTTAGGAAAAACAATTCAAGCATTAATGACCCTTCGATATAATTATGCTGAATTAACACCTTGCCTAATGATTTGTGAGGCGGCTAAAGTTTATGACTGGAAATCAGAATTTAACGAGTGGGTAGCAGATAAGTTCACTGAAATAAATGATGAACCAATTATTCATGGCGGCGGTAAATATGGGCTATGTCCTGCATTCAATAACCATATTATATCAATGTCGCTTCTCCAGAAACCTAAAGTTCTTGAATCAATTCTGAAATATGGTTTTAAATTCGTAATTGTTGATGAAAGCCATAGCTTTAAGAATGAAGATGCAGAACGGACATATGCTCTACAACAAATCTGCAAAGAGATTCCTCATGTTCTATTCCTGAGTGGAACACCGATTATGAATAGAGTTATGGAATATTTTGTACCGCTAAATATTCTAAGACCTTCTCACATTCCATCCAAAGATTTCCTAGCGTCGCGATGCGACAAAGCACCAAACGGAAAGATTTTAGGACTCAGTGATTGGTATCGCCCGAAATTCTTCCGAATGATTGAAGATTATGTTATTCGGAGAACTAAAAAGGACGCGGGATTAAAATTACCAGAGCTTCGCTTGAATAAGCATCAAGTGGCGGTCGATCAAGAGAGAATATTAGTTACAGGCTACAATAATATTCTTGATGAGATTCAAGAAGTTCTAAACAAGAAGAATGAAGAAGCCGGATTGAGTCAGTCACTTCTTGGTCTACTTGCAAAGTTACGGCATATGATCGGTGTCCAAAAGATTAAGCCGACAATTCAATTAGTAAATGAATTCCTAGAGTCAACGGAATCAGAAGATAAGATCTGTATCGGAGTTCATCATCAATTAGTAATGGAGAAGTTAGCTAAAGGTTTAGCTGAATATAATCCGATTTGTATCTCAGATGAAGATGGCCTAGTCAAGATGAAAAAGCTAGAAGAATTCAAGACTCCGGGTCGTAGGGTATTAATTGCTTCAATTCTAGGTGCTGGTCAAGGTCTAAATATTCAATTCTGTAAGAATGCAATTGTAATGGAGAGAGAATGGAATCCGGCAAAAGAAGATCAATTTTGCGGTCGATTCCATCGCATAGTTAAGAATGCAGATGGAAGTATTAAAACAGATTTCGTAGATGGAATAGACTCAGTAACCATTGACTATCTCAACGCGAAAGATACTCTGGATGAAATGTTTGAAGATATGATCGAAATGAAGAAACAAATAGTTGGGTCAACACTTGATCAAGAGTTCGACTATGATCCAGATTTCATTATGGAATTAGCAAAGCGCGTGGTTGCTAAGAGATTGAAATATGCTGGGTCGTAGGGCCACAGGCCTGAAAGAGTAACATGATTATAAAACTAAATGAGGCTGAGTATATTAAGCTCAGCCTCGCGATTAAAAAAGTTCTCTCAGAATCAGAAGCTAAATTCTCTGAAGATATTATTCTGAAAGGAATTCTAAACAGATTAGAGAAAGCTAAGATTAATGCGTCGGAAGATCCAGTACTTCTGACAAGAAGAGTTAGAAAAGACAGATAGCCCACATGGGCTAAAGGAAATAATAAAAATGTATTTTCTTGCACAGCTTATAAGTTTAATAGTTGTTGGATATATCCTAGGATTTATCTTTGAGATTGTATTTGGAAGAACATTTGAAAAAGCTTTCGATATAATCATTGATTTATGGACAGACAGGAATGTCTCAATCCTGTTAGGGATTTTCTTTATATAATCAGTTTAGTGATAAAATGAGGCCGGAGGCCTAATGAATAACTCAAAGAGTGTCCCAGAAGCAATAGTCGATAAGATTAAGAAACTTCTTGAACTAACAACTTCTCCAAATGAACATGAAGCCAAGCTTGCAATGGATCAAGCAAAGCGATTAATGGCAAAATATTCAGTTCAGTTTACAGATCTTTCCGAAGATGAGATAACAGATTCTATAAC